CAATATCCAGCCAGAAGGACTTTAGCCCTTTAACGTTTGGCTTCTTACGGTTTTGGTCTGTCGCAAACTTAGCGACTCCAAAATAAACGTTTCGCTCTTGCGCCACAAAATCTGCGGCGACTTGGTCTACTTCTTCGCGTGTTGCTACCAGTTTTTGCCTGACATCGTCTTCACCTTTTATGCCCAGCACCGCAAACCACCCATCGGGCGGCTGAACAATGCTTAAAAGGTCTTTATCATTCATGTCGAAAAAGGGGGCACTACCCCCTAGACTCCGTGTCCAAGGCGTTATAAGAAAATCAGGTGAAAGATTTGAGCAAGGTCTGGACTGCACCTACTGACTGATTCAGAGGGGTGTTTGCCCCAGTAAACCAGTTGTAGACCGTCTGTCGGCTGACTCCAAGTTCGGATGCAACAAGCGAGACAGGGATATTGCGTTTGATGCAAATCCTGCCTAACTTGACACCCAGTAACTTAGAGTCAGCCTCCTTGTTCAGAGCAATCAACCGTGCGCTGTAGCCGTAACTCATCGAGTTACTCGTCTTCGCCCCACTGACTTACAACGTCAGCAAGACTTGCCTTAGCCTTGGGCGCAGGCTCGGCTTTTTTAACTTGGCGCTTTACAGGCTCTTCGATTGCTTCGTCATCCGGCTCATCCGAACGCACAACAGCCTTCTTTGGCTCGACATCTTCAGCCTTTGCCTTGGTTTTGTTTTCCACGGCAGGTGGCTGCTTCTTGACACCATCGGCTTGCGCCACGGTAATCATGGTGTACATCTTGGTCTCGGGCTTAGATTGAGAAGCCTTGACCAGTTCGTACTCTTCGTCGTTGATGTTGCGCAACGGAGTGAACAGCAGTTCCATCGTGTCGGCGTTTGCATCAAAAGAAATGTTGGTCACCACATTGTCAGGAGACTCGCCGTTGGCGATCAAGAACTTGACATAGGACTCGAACGGATGCACGTTGCCAGTGCCCTTGCCGAACAGAGATTTGGCAGGGACGTTGAACTGATACACATCACCGCTGGAATCACCTTCGACCATCACCGAGATGCGGCGCTGATAGCGACAGGCTTTACCACCGTTGTCGCCTGAACCCTTGATGTTTTGAGGGCAGTCCGCGCAGTTGTCGTGCTGCTTGTCACCAGCACTAGCCTCTGGCTTGTCACCGAGGTTAGACCAGCAGTTTGGCAGAGTGGCTTCTTTGTTCGGATCGAACTTCTCCCGATAGTAAATGCGGGAGACCTTGGGCAGTGCACCGACGATGATGACGTTGATTTCACCACGCACGGCATTGCCGATCTGCTCACCGTTGACGATGCGCTTGAACGTACCGTTGGTGTTGGTCTGGATACGACGCGAGGTCGTAGAGGTTGCCAGCGATTTGGCGAGGTCGCTTAGTTGACGGTTGCCCGAGACGGCGACGGCGTTTTGTTGTTTGAAGATGGCGAGATTGCCCATTACTTTGCTCCTTTGAGAAATTGGTAAAAAGTTTGTGCGTACTGCACGACCTGCTCAGGGGTTGCCCCCACTACTTGAATTGCGAGTTGTAGCGCAGTCACCCGCGCCTGCAACTCCAGTTGCTTCTCATCCATAGTCGCTCCTTACTTGGCAGTTGGTTTACGGACTTGCACGGTGTACTTGCGCTCATTCTGAAGCCCAGCCGGAAACTTGTCTGGGTTGTCCTCCAAGAACTGTCGCATGTTGGAATTGTGGATTCGTTGCTCCAATAGGAAAGGTGCATCGTTGTTCTTGATGAACTGATACATCGAATCCCAATCGCTCGTCCAGTACCGTGACGACACCCGGCGAGAGATTGTTCCTACTGGTGTTCTGATGCTGTCCATGTTCTGCTCGTTGCAGATTTCAAGCAACTTGTTGCCGACCACGTCGAACTGATCTTTCAGTTCTTGTAGTTCAGTTTTGTGCTGCTCTTCTTTTGCTTCGATGGCAGTACGAATCTTGAGATAGATGCTCACAAGTTCGTCAATGGTCAATTCTGTTTCTGTCATGAGGTCGCTCCTTCTTGCTTTGGAAAGTTGAGTATAACACAACTTTTGACTTTGTCAAACGTCTTGTGAAATTTCTTGGCGATACAGGTCCACGATTTTTTCGTGGTTTGTTATGTTGTTCTGGAGCATGCTGTACAGCCTGCTCTCAACTTCGCTGCCTTTAATATGCACGATGGTCATCGCGTTTTTCTGACCCGGACGGTTAATTCGGGCGTTGGCTTGCAGGTAAGTCTCCACGCTTGTAACGGGGGCGTACCAAATAATTGTGTCTGCTGCGGTAAGCGTAAGGCCATGAGAGGCTGCTTGCGGCTGGATGATGAGCACGTGAGGGTCAGATTTTTCTTGGAAGTCTTTGACCAATTCACTGCGTTTGTTGACGCTGACTTGCCCGTTGATGACACCGCACGAAATGTTGTTCTTCTCCAGCACTTCACGGAGTAACTCGATGGTGTGCGTGAACGGTACAAAGACCAGCACTTTGTGGGAGGCTTCTTCGATGACTTCAAGGATGACCTGTATCCGGTTGGATACATCAAACTCAATCACCTCGCGGTTGTCGGTATAGACCGCACCGCCTGAGATTTGCAGCAACTTGTTGATGTTAGTCGCTGCGTTGACTGCTGTGACTTCTTCGCCAGCGGCGCTGATCGTCATCTGCTTCTTGAGCATCCGGTAGTACTTCAACTGCTGCGGCGTCAAGGGGGCTTCGCGTTCAACGAATGTCACCTCGGGCAGGTCAAGACACTGATCTTTCTCAAATCGAATGGCGGGTTGCAAAACTTTATGCACCACACCTTGTGCTTGAGGCTTAGGTAGCCACCGGAACTGCGACACTTTGTACATCACTTGGTCACGGAACTGACCAAAGTATTTTGGAGAACCTTCAGGGTTGACCAGTTTTGCCAGCCCGTATGCGTCTAGCGGAGACTGCGCAGCCGGAGTGCCTGTCAGCATCCAAAGCCAGTCAGCCTTGGCGGCAACTTCTTTGAGTACTTTCCAGCGGTTGGTCTGCGGGTTCTTGTATGCGTTGGCTTCATCGACCACGATCAAATCAAAGCCACCGTTGAGGATTTCTTGCTTAACGACAGCCAGTCCGTCAAAGTTAATGATGACAAAGTCCGAACCTGCGTTGATGACTTTGGCTCTGGTCTTGGCATCCCCGTGAGCAACAGAGCAGGAGCGGTGCATGGCGAACTTGAACAAGTCTTGCTGCCATGCGGATTTCATAATAGACAGAGGGCACAAAACAAGCACACGCTTTACGCGCCCAATCTTCATCAGGTAGTCAGCCGCCCAAATGACGGACGCTGTCTTACCCGTACCCTGTTCGTTGAAGCAGAAGGCTTTGGGGTAGAGGGTCAGAAAAGATGCGGTCTCTTTCTGATGAGCAAACGGAGTTAGTCTGCCAGTCCACTTGTAGTCGCGCAGGATGGGCGACGGGGCATCTTTGATACCCAACCGTGCGAGGGCTTGTGCCTCTTTCAATCCCCAGTTGACAGCAACTTCGTAGACACCGTCCTCTTGGGAGAGGACTGCGCTCTTTTTGATCTGTTCAGTGATGGGGTGTGGCTGCTTAGTCTGGAGCAGCAGGACTTTGTTATCTACGATTTGCACTCTTTCGCTCTCTTGGACTTAGTTCGGAAACGAGTTTGTTCTTTGCATCACGATCAAAAGAACGGTTTTTCGCTGCCGAAATGACTTGTAGTTTGCCTTTGTTGCTACCACCCTTGGACAAAGCCGTGGTGTGGTGCACATCTTTGCCGTCGCCTTTAGTCGCTTTGCCGTCTTGCACTGCCTTACGGCGGGCGGCATTGCGCTTGGCGCGGTTCTTCTTTTGTTCTTCAGTGCCTTGGTACTGTTCGTACTCTTTTTTATAGGGTCTGGGTTTGTTGACGTATGGCATGTTGGCTCCTATCGTTTCCGATTATGCTCACATGATACGACGGGGCAGAACTTACATAAAGGCCCAGTATTCGTATTCCACACTCCTGTTTCTTGAGCAGTAGCAAGCCTATCTAGGTCCGGCTCAAATGTCGCAAAATAGGAGTCCCGCATCTCGGCAAAATGTTCCTTGTGGATAAACTCATTGCTGACCACGAAAGCCAAGGCAGACTTGATCTTCTTGACCTGTGGAAAGTGCGTGAACAAGGCAGCGGCTAGGATGTCCAACTGCTTGAGGTCTGCGTATTTGGCGTTCTTGCTGGTTTTGTAATCCAAGGAAAACGCCAGTTCGTCCTGTACCACAATCACGTCACCGATGCCACGCCACCAGACATCCTTGTCAAAGAAGCCACAAGGCTCGTAGCCAGTGTCGGTCTTTCTGACACCCAGTTTGAGTTCGCAGTGCTTCTCGCCGGGGATGTTCTTGATGGCATCCACCGTCTCTTGAATGTAACCAAACTTGGGTGGGATGGGCTTGCCTTCTTTGATGTAGTCCTCAGCCGCTTTGTGTAACTCTTGTCCATACAACGTGGCCTCACTGCCTTCGTCTTTGACATCTTTGACTACCTTCAGGTGGTAGTACTTCTTTGGGCACTGCTCAAATGTCTTGAGCGAGGAGTAAGACCATGTGATGTTCATTCGGAAACCCGTTCGTATGTGGCATAAAAAATGTCTGGCTTACAAGGATACACCTCACCTTGGATACCGCGAATAATCCAATCCCCGATGGTGGCTTCCATAACCCCCTCAAGCGTCTGGATGTGCATCGTGCAGTGTCCATCCGGCATGCGTGTCACCGCCACCTGACGAGAACCCTGTGACGCCAGCGCCATAACTTTCTCTATGGCTTCGTCGTTAGGGAGAAACTGCTCGGCTTCGATGACGACGGGTTTCTTTTTAAACTTCATTTTTTAACTCCTTTACTTGCTTTCGCAACTCTAATAGTTCCTCCAGCATTCTCTCCATGTCGTCGTTTTCTCCACATGCCCTGACTGCTTCTTTCCATACGAACCGAGCGTTGCTTTCCCCAACCACCCTACGTTCGGGTGGCGTCAAAGTTGCCCACCATTCGTCAAAGTTCATGGCTTTACCCTATAAAATTTCTGACTACCGACACGCACCACTTCAACAATACTTGTTCGCTCTAGGTCTCGCAGAATACGAGCAACGTGGCTTTGGCTGAACATGAGTCGTTTAGCAAGTGTTGCCGCCAGTACAGGCGTTTTATGCTCGACCAAGTACCTCCAAATTTTTTCTTCAGCGTTTTCCACATTGCTCCTTTTCTGCATTCACATACCCAGCCATGTAACCAGCGTTGTAACCAGTCATGTAGGCTTCACGCCCTTGGTAGTACCCCAAGAACAAAATGCCTATGCCGATAGACGCAACCAACAAGACAGCAAAGACCCACTTCATGTCAGCCCTCGCATAGAACTGCCCATCAGTTCTTCATACGAAAACTTCTTTTTAAGTGCGTCACGGATGTCTACCATCGCCTCTGAGTAGCCAAAACAGCCATTGTCAAAGATAAAAGCATATTTGGGAATTAGGGTACGCCCGATGACGAACGCACGACCTTTGTCCGTTAGACGCCATCTTCCGGATGCTTTCTTATCCTCATCTTTCTCATCCTTGGCAGCAGGTTCGACCAGACCCCACCATTTGGCAGTAGACATAGGTTTGGAGCGCAGTATCCAATCAGGAGCACGACCAAGGTCAATCCAGTGGTTCTGAGGAAAGTTGGTGTACATCCAGATCAGACCCTTGGCCTGAGTGCTGGTAATTTGGTAGGGGTTGATCTTCCCCCACCGACCACAGCAGGGGCAGTCCATCCCTTCGCCCCTGATGGCTCCCCCGAAACGTTCTTTGGCTTCGGTGAGTGTGGTCATTCGTTCCCCCCAAGAACTTCGAGTAACTTATCGAGGTAGTGACGGGCTTTCTTCAGGTCTTCAACACCACCCTTCTTGTCAGCACGGGCAAGATACTTGATGGCGTTACCACGCAAGAAACCAGCGAATGCTTCCGTGGACATCCAAGCCTCCATCGCCTTCCACGGTTGCACACCCATGTTGACGTAGTGGTCGCCACCATACTGTTGGGCGTTGGCTTGGTTGCTTGCTTGAAAGCGTTGTTTACGCCCAAGGGATGCTTGGTAGACGAGGTTGGCAGCGTTTTGATCGAGGACTGCAACTTCGTCAATAGCCACAGGCTTGTTGCTCGTCATGATGGCAGCAGTTTTCCAATCACTACCAGCCAATGCCTGCTTGCGTATGGCGTAGATGGTGGGCATCGCCACCTTGAACTTAGCGGCGGCGTCTTTTGGTTTGGCGTTTGGATTCGTTCGGAAGAACGCAATCATCTTGGACTTCTTGGTTTGGGCTTTCATTTGTTCACTCCTAAAAAGGTGATTCTT